GTGATCCAGGCACAGTTAATGCTGCTTGGGCATATAACATGATTCAATTGGCGCAAGTTAGAGATGACAAACTAGGTCCATTTGTAAGAATAAAAGGATCAGGTTTACTTTCTAAATTACGCAATAGAGTAGTACAAGCCTTTTTAGATAACACAAAATCTGATTGGCTTTTAATGATAGACACAGATGAACAGTTAAGTGTTCAAACATTTGATAAACTTATACAAGCAGCACACGATAAAGATCGTCCGGTTGTTTCAGGTTTAGTATTTGCTGCATTTGACGCTCATCAGAATTTATATCCAAAACCAGTTCCTGCCATATTTGCTGAATCAGAAGCAGGTTTTTTACCACTTTATAAATATGACAAAGATTCATTATTTGAGATAGAAGCATGCGGTACTGGTTGCATTTTGATACATAGAAGTGTATTAGAAAAGATGCGAGAAGTTGCAGATCCAAACCAAGGAGACAAATGGTGCTGGTTCTGGGACGGTCCAATCAATGGTGAGTGGATTAGTGAAGATCTTTTATTTTCTAGACGTATTAGACAACTAGGTTTTCCAATTTATGTTCACACTGGCGCTATATTGCCACATCAGAAAAATTATTGGTTAAGCGAGGAACACCATGTGGACTATCAAAAGAACCAAAAATAAAAGACAAACAGCAGTTATAATGCCAAAATTAGAACGAGCTGTTATTGAGAAACCCGAGAAAAGGATAGAACGTGGCACTAACGAATGCGTATTGCACGTTGTCGGATGTCAAGAATGCACTTGCAATCGATGACATTAACGATGATCTAGCCATTGAAGTAGCAATCATGACCGCTAGTCGAATGATTGATGATTACTGTGGTCGTTTTTTTTACAAAGATGGAACTGCATTAGCTCCTGTCTCTCGGTATTTTACGCCTAAAGATTGGTGGACTTGTGATATCGATGATATTGTTACAATCACAGAAGTTGCCACAGATGACAATTTTGATCAGGCTTGGGAAACAGTTTGGACTACTTCAGATTACATGGTTGAACCAATCAACAATCCACGTAGAGGTTGGCCTTATACTCGTTTGATTGCAATAGGCGCGTACATTTTTCCTGCACAATTACCGCAAACATTAAGAGTAAAAGGTATTTGGGGTTGGTCAAGCATTCCATATGAAATTCAAACCGCTTGTAAACTACAAGCATCTCGATTATTTGTAAGAAAACAATCTCCGTTTGGAGTTGCTGGTTCTATAGATATGGGAACTGTAAGATTAACATCTAGACTAGATCCAGATGTTGAAGCCTTGATTCGTCCACTACGCAAGATGAATGGTTTGGCCTACTAATGATTCCTAGTGAAGTCAGAGATGGTCTAAAAAAGAATTTACAAGAAATCGACGGATTAAGAGTATATGATCTTGTACCAGATAATCCTCAACCACCATCTGCCATAATTGGTCAGTTGGATCTTACTTTTGATCTAAACAATGCCAGAGGTTTGGATCAAGCCAATATTGACGTACTAGTGATAGTCCAGAGATTCTCTGAACGAACCGGTCAAGACAAATTGGACAAATATCTATCAGGATCTGGTAACTATTCAATAAAAGCTGCAATTGAAGCAGATAGAACACTAGACGGAGCGGTAGATACCCTTAGAGTTACTTCTGCACAATCTGGTGTTTATCAAGCTGCAGATATTGAATATTTGTCCTATCGCTATCAAGTTACGGTCTGGGGATAAGGAGAACCATGACATATACAATCACATCCGATATTTTAGTTATCGGAAAAAAGAGAAAAGGTGAAGTAATCACCGAAAAAGAATTGCTTGATGCTAATTGCAACATCGATGCGTTAATCGAAGCAAAGCATGTGGTAGCAAGCAATGTCCAAGCCAAATCTGAAGTAGAAAAAGGAGCCGACGAATAATGGCCCGTTTAGTACTAACTAACGCATATATCACAATCAATGGTGTGAATCTTTCAGATCACATTGCATCTGTGACTCTTACAACAAACCGAGATGTTGTAGAAACTACAGCATTTAGTTCAACCCCAGCTCGTACCCGCATTGCAGGTCTTGCTGATAACTCAGTAACTCTTGAATTCCATCAAGATTACGCAACTTCAAGTGTAGAAGCAACAATTTACCCATTAGTAGGCGCTGCTCCAACTGCAGTCGTTGTTAAGCCAAATGGAGCTACAACTGCGGTTGACAATCCATCATATGCTTTCAACGCATTAGTATCTGAGTGGACACCGTTGAATGGTGCTGTTGGTGAATTGGCTACTGCTTCTGTAACTTGGTCAATCGACGGCGCAATCACGAAGACAACGGCATAACATGGCACGTATCGTTCTTACTAATTGTCAAGTAGTTTTTGGAACAACAGACATTAGCTCATATGTAACGTCTGTAACCTTAAACTCAACATACGAAGTAGTTGAAACAACTGCTTTTGGCAACACAGCAAGGACGCGAGTTGCAGGTTTGGCGGATAATAACATTTCTCTTGAGTTTAACCAAGATTATGCAGCAGGAGCTCTAGAGGCAACAATTTATCCAACACTTGGAACCGCTGTCTCAATGACTGTAAGACCAATAAATGGATCATCTCCAACTTACACATTTTCTGCACTAGTGTCTGAGTGGACACCATTAAATGGAGCCGTTGGTGAACTAGCAACTGCAAGCGTAACTTGGCCAATATCTGGTACAATAAGCAAGTCATAACTAACACTAAGGGGGAACGTCAATGGACGGTCTAGCGATTAAAGTAAAAACAACTGATGGCCTTGAAGCAAGTTACAAACTAACTCCAAGAGTCATCGTTGCATTTGAACAACAGTTTGGAAAAGGTCTACCTAAACTGATTGGTGAAGAACAAAAGATCGAACACATTTATTGGCTAGCATGGAAAAGTATGCAAGTAAATAATGTTGTTGTAAAACCATTTGGTCCTGAATTTCTAGATACTTTGGTATCAGCAGAACTGGACTCAGATGCAAATTTCGGATCCACCGAGATAGTTTAACTTATACTATTGCATCTATCTCGGTGGAAACCGGAATACCGACACAAGATCTTTTAGATTCACCTCCTGGTATTCTGGAAGCCATGCTCGCTTATCTTAAAGAAAAACACAAAGGTGGATAATGGCAGAAGAAGCAGTAGTAGTATTAACGGGAATTGAAGAAACAGTAGCTTCTCTTAAAAAATTTGACGAAAAAGCTGTTCGTCAATTTAATAAACTTGTTAATACCGAATTAGGTAAAGCTGAGTCTGCTGCACATCAACTAGTAGATAATATTAGAAGTAGTACTACAATGACTCCGATGCGTAATTGGAGACCAATTGCTGCAACTAATGGACGTACTTGGGGTGGAAAAGGTTGGCCAGCATGGAACGCATCAGAAGTTAAAGCTGGAATTACTAAAACCCGTTCACAACGGAGGGTTAGAGGCGATTATACAACTTCTGCTGGTGCGTTGTTGAATAAATCAGATGCAGGACGTGTATTTGAATTGTCAGGCAGAAATAAAAAAACAGGTACATTTATTGAACGTTTGAATTGGTTTGGTAAAGCATCTCGTCTTGTTTGGAAAGTTGTAGATAAAGAACGTCCAAGAATTCAGAAAGAAGTATCCAAAGCATTAGAAGATCTTAAGCGTCAATTACAAGATCAACTTGATAAGGCAGGAAAGGCGTAATTATGGCAATTGGTGCAGTAGTCGCGCGAATCCTGACTCAGTACTCAGACAAAGGTACTAAAGCTGCGATAAAAGATATTAGCAAAATGGAAAAGCAATTTAAGAACTTTTCCAATAAAGCAATCAAAGCTTTTGGATTAGCAGCTGCAGCCGCTGGAGCATTTGCTATTAAAGTTGGCAAAGATGCCGTAAAAGGCGCAATGGAAGATCAAAAGCAACAAGTTGCTCTTGCGACTGCTTTAAGAAATACGACAGGTGCGACAGATGAGGCAATAGCTGCAACTCAAAGATACCTAGATAAACTTGAGTTAATGGTTGGTGTGGATAATAATGAACTCATACCATCATTGCAAATTTTAACACAAGCAACTAAAGATGTAACTGATGCTCAAAACTTACAAAGACTTGCATTAGATATTTCAGCAGGTTCTGGAAAAGATCTTACAAGTGTATCAATTGCTCTTGCTAAAGCTGTAGGTGGAAATGTTGCCGCTTTGACAAGACTTGGTGTGCCATTAGATGCAGATGCAGTCAAAGCAAAAGATCTAAATGCCATTTTACAATCATTAAGTAATACTTTTGATGGACAAGCAAATGAACGAGCCAAAACATTTGAATTCCAACTTAAAAGATTACAGCTAGCATTTAATCAAATTTTAGATCAAATAGGTTATGCTTTAATTCCATTTTTAGAAAAATTTGCTGCAATTATTCGTGAAGAAGTATTACCAGCTCTTGCAGAATGGATTAAGCAAAACGGTGAAAAACTAGTAGCAGCATTTACAACTGCAATAAGTTACGGAGTGGCTTTCTTTAAGTTACTTTATGATCTATTTAGTTTTGTTGCTAGAAATGCAAAAGTTTTTGCATCACTTGGTGCCGTTATTGTAGCCGCAATTTTTGGGGCTAAAGTAGCAGCTGCAGTTGCCGCATTTGTAAAAGGTATACAAGCAATTATTACCGTCATGAAAGCATTACGTACAGTTTCACTTGCATCCGCTGCTGCTACAGCATTGGCAACAGGTGGTGTTTCCGCTGCTGCAGGAGCTGCAGCATTTACAGCGGCATTGGTTGGAATGGGAATTGCGGCAAATAAATTTAACAAAGATTCTGATAAAGCAGCAGATAAACTTGGTAAATTTGGAGTAAATCTAAAAGGTCTAAACCTTTCTGCAAATGATTACACTAAAGGTTTGGACAAAATTACAACTGCAACTGGCAAATTAACTGATAAACAAAAAGAAGAACTAGAAGTTGCTAAAGGTCTTGAAAGATTACGTAAACTTGGACTTAAATCTAGTAAAGATCTTAAGGCACAAGACCCAGTTACATTGGAAGCAATTCGTCAAAACCAACTTAAGCAACGTAAACTTGGACTATCAGCACCTAGTATTTCACTAATTGCAGCATCAGGGCGAGGCAGTATTGCAGGCAATACCACAATGAACGGTGGTAATATTACTGTCAATGTTGCAGGTTCTGTCATATCACAAGGGGATTTAGTGACTCAGATCAAGAATGGTTTAGAAGTGCTGTACCGCCGTAGAGGTGGCAGTGGATTTGCGGTGCTCTAATGCCAATGCCAACATTAGTAATAGGTTTTGGTACAGGTAGTGGATTTTCATCTGTAACAACATCTGACATTCTTGAAGTAAGCATTCGTCGAGGTCGAGAAGCACAAAATGTTTTTCTTGATTCAGGAACCGCCGTAGTTGTACTTAATAACCAAAGCGGTAATTATGATCCAAGCAATGCATCAAGTCCATGGTATGGAACACTTACTGCAGGAATGCAAGTACAAATTTCAGGTAATGGCATTGTTATTTATACAGGTTATTTAGAAGACAATGTCGTAAACCAAGGAATTTACCCTACAGTTCAGTTGACATTTGTTGATGGTTTAGCAAAACTAGGTAAAACAATTGCACCTGCATTGGCAAAAGCAGATTATCAAGAATCAGCAGCAACTAGAGCTGGACGACTACTTGATATGGCATCTTGGCCAGCGGGATCAAGATCTCTTACCGGAACCGTTACAATGTTAAAGTCAGCATTTGGTTTATCTGTTCTAGATCATTTAGAACAATGTGCAAATGTAATTGGCGGAAGATTTTACATTAGTCGAACTGGTGTGGCTACATTAGTTCCGCTTGCAAATAAATTTAGTCGACCAACTCAGTTACTATTTAGTGACCAAGGTGATGCTTACTCTGTAGGTTATGATGGAATTTATACAAATCCAGGAACTGATTATGTTTATAATCAAGCAATAATTTTCCGTGGACCTAAAAAAAATCAAATAACAATTA